GAGGAGACATTGGATGAAATTTGCCGCTGTTGCTCTTATTGCTGTTCTTGCTATAAAAAAAATAGGAAGCGCTTTAATAAAAACAGCTAGTACAGTTGAAGATATGAAAACAAGATTAACTGTTTTGCTTAAAAGTGTTGTCAAAGGTAATCAGGTCTTTAAAGATATGGCAGATTTAGCAGGTAGAGTTCCAAAGACTTATGAAGAGATTATGGGAGCTGCAACAGAATTAGCTGGTGTTGTTTCTGGTGGTACAGAAGAGATTAAAAAATTAATGCCTATCATCGTTGATTTATCTGCTGGTACTGGAATAGCGGTTAGAGATGTTAACTCTCAGATGATTAAGATGTATTCGGCTGGAGCTTCTGCGGCTGATATGTTTAGAGATAGAGGTGTTTTAGCTGCGTTAGGATTTAAAGCTGGAGTATCCTATACCAACAAACAAACAATGGATACTATCTTAAAACAGTTTGATAATATGTCAGCGAAGTATGCTGGAGCTGCAAAGAAGTTAGCTAAGACTTGGACTGGTATGACTTCCATGATGAAAGATGCTTGGTTTAATTTTAAGAAAGATATTGGCGAAGATTTCTTTAGTGACTTGAAGATGGACATGAGAGCGATATTGTTTATTATAAAAGAAAGTAAAGACAAGACTGGAGAATATGCAAAAGTAGTTAAAGACTTAAAGAAGTTTTTTAAAGATGCTTACGCTAATTTAAAAGATTTTGGAAAAGCTGGAATAGTAACAATAGGACAATTGATTAATTTGTTTACTGGGTTAAGACTTGTATTAGCGTATGTTAATAGCGGAGTTCTTCAACTTGGCATTACACTTAGTCAAACAGCCGGAATTTTTGTTCCGCTTCTATATTCATCTAAAAAGTTTATAGATACAATTAAAACAATGAAAATTGCATTGGGTGAAACTAGGGGAGAATTTGAAAAATTAGAAAAAGCAGCTATTGTAGATTGGGAGAAAAAAGCAGAGGAAGGTATGGCTAGATTCGAAGAAGTATTGGAAAGGGGAATAAATGCGACAGAAATGGAAGATAAAATGGATAAATTATTTGAAGGTGTTAGAAATCCATTTATACGCTCACAAAAAGAATTAACAGAAGAACAAATTAAAGCAGAACAAGAAAGATGGGATATATTAAAAAAAGCACAAAAGAAAATAAAATCTTTAAGAGAAGGAGATTCTGCGGTTCAATTAGATGAATTGGATAAGCAAGTAGAAATCTGGAGAGAAAAGTTTGGGCCGGAAGGCGAAGGATTAAGTATAATATCAAATTATTATGATTTGGTAAAAGAAGAAATTACTGGCGCTAAAAAGGCAGCAATGGAAGCCGAACAAGAAAAGGTTGATATGTTGAAAGATGTTTCTACTAAGATTCAATCGTTAACAATGACAGAGACTGCCTTCAAATTAGCTGAGCTAGACAAAGAAGTTGCTGGGCTTAGAGATAAATTTGGCTTAGACGGAGAAGCATTAAAAATAATACAACAATATTATGATTTGGTAAAGAAAGAAATCATAGACTCTACTGCAAAAACAAAAGAAGCTTGGAGCGGGATCGCAGACATTGTGAAAGGAACAGCTAGCTTGATGGCATCTTCTTTATCGCGAGGATTCTTTGACGTAGTAACAAATGATACTAAAGATTTAAAAGAAGTATTCGTAGATTTCTCTAAAGACGTTCTAAAGATGATTACAGATGTTATTGCTAAGATAATGGTAATGAAAGCACTTATGTTTATGGCTGGAGGTGCTGACGGTTCTATATTGGGCGTTCCGCTAAAGATGATTATGCATGAAGGCGGAATGGTAAAGAAGTATCATACCGGTGGAAAGATGCGAGCCGCTAATGGAATGAAGCTGCAAAGCGACGAAGTTCCTATTATCGCCCAAACTGGAGAGAGAGTATTATCAAGAGGACAGAACGCTGCATATGAAAGAAACAATATGGGCAATGGAACTCCTATTGGCAGAGGAGAACAGCAACCATTGATTGGACCGTTTGTTATTAAAGCTTGGGATGCTCAAGATGTTTATAGGAATAAAGACATGTTGGTTAGCGCTGTAACGCAAGAGTTCTTAAAGAACGGCGCAATCAGAGGAATAATTAAACAAAACTTATAGAGGTAGAATATGAGCGATTTTGCATGGACACCTGATGGAGTATCAAAAGAACAAGTCAAGTATAATACTTTAGTCTCTGACTTCGAAAACGGAGTAGAGCAAAGAAGACAGAAATGGGAATCTCCAATAAGAACATTTGAACTTAAATTCAGAGCAAGGACGCAGGCTGAATATACCGCAGTTAAAGCATTCTTTGTTACTAAGAAAGGACAAGTCTCTTCGTTTACTTGGACTAATCCTATTGACTCAACTGAATATACTGTTCGATTTAGTACAGATGTATTCGACGGAGACCTAATTGCATTTGAATTATATGACTTTGATATAACTTTTATAGAGGTTAAGTAATGCCAAGAACAACTAATGCTGAATTTAAGGACCAGAAGAACTCAGCAACTAATCAGCCTATATATTTATATACAATAGAAGACTATGATGGTGCTAGCAATGATTTATATTTTGCAGAATACGACACAGACATAGTTTATGACGGAGTAACATATACAAAGTTTCCAATATCTCATGAAACTATATCAGGTAACACGAAAGGAAATATTGATACTGTTGTAGTAAGTGTTTCTAATATAAGCAGATTAATAGAATCATATTTAGAGGATTATGATTTAAGAGGGAAGAAAGTTACAATAAAAACCGTATGGGCAAATAAATTAGCCGATGCGTCTGCTTATATGGACGATATATTTTATATTGATAAATATACAGCTAATCAGAATGCAGTCAGTTTTACATTAACAAGTAAGTTTGACTTGCTTAGTGTTCAAATACCATCAAGAAAATATTCAAGAAATTATTGTTCGTGGGTTTTCAAATCAACAGAATGCGGATATGCAGGAGGAGAAACAACATGCAGCAAAACGAAACAGCGATGCAAGGTACTAGCGAATTACACTCGGTTCGGAGGATTTCCATCCATACCGACAGGGCGCATATATGTGAGATAGTCGAAAGTCTTATTAAAAAATACCTAGGTATTCCATACAAAATTATGGGCAGAGATATGAACGGGTTAGACTGTTACGGGCTCATAATGAGCATTTATAAAGATTTAGGATATGACTTATTTGATATTAGCCAGAATTATAGTGCAGGTTGGTCGGCAGAGGGTAAGAACTTCTTTTATGAGAATTATTATAAAGAATGGGATATTGTTAAAGAGCCTGAGCCATTTGATGTTGCGCTATTTCATAACGGAATGGGTGTAGCAAATCATGGCGGAATTGTTTTGACAAACGGAAGATTAATCCAAACAGGTCAAGCCGGAACGACTGTTGTTAAATTAGATAATATAAATATTAAAAGTAGGATTGAAGGATTTTATAGATTAAGGAAGCGCAATGATAATTATTAAGCTGGTGCCGAACTTTGCTAAATATGCTGGACGAGAAAAGTGGGAGTTTCCATATAAAAACGGAAAGACTGTCAATGAGTATATTAATGGCATTGGTAAAGAATTAGATAACCCTAAAATTATTGTAAGCGGTAAAGAAATAAAAGACCTTTCATTCATACCCGACGATGGTGATGAGATAATTATTACGAATATTATTGGCGAACCTATTACTTTTACGTTCTTTTCTTATACCATAACTGTATTCTTTTTTACAGCCGAAGCAATAACTTTAGCTGTTATAATAGCTGCATTCGCTATCTATAGTTATGCTACCAGACCAAAAGCACCAGATACAAATCTAGGTGGTTCAGGGATGGATGAGGGAAGCGCAACCTACGGATGGGAAGGCGCTAGAATAACCCAAGACGTTGGAACTCCTGTTGGTGTTATTTATGGCGAACATCGAGTAGCTGGAAACATTATCAATCAATTTATATGGACAGATGGCGACAAGAATTATCTAAATATTTTAATAGCTTTATGTGAAGGTGAAATAGAAAGCATTTCGGAGATTAAGGCTAATGATAATCCTGTTGCTAATTTTGATGGCATAACCCAATATACCAGAATGGGAACAAACTCTCAAACGCTTATTGAGAATTTCGAAGATTTACATAATGTTTATACAGTATCGGCTACCCTCGCAAAGGATAACGCATATACTTATACAACGGTTGATAGCGATGTAGAAGCTTTTGAATTAAAGTTATATTTTCCAAATGGATTATATCAACAAAGTGCAAGCTCCGGTTCTACAAACGCATGGGCTATTACTTATAATGTTCAATATAAATTACATGCTGACCCAACATATACAGACTTAGGAGATACAACAGTAAGTATTAAATCAAGAACAGCGCTTAGAAGAGTATTCAGAAAAGAAGGATTAACAGCCGGACAGTACGATATTAAAATAACAAAGACTAGCGATGATAGTGACTTTTATCATACAGGAGATTTAATTTTATCTGAAGTAGACGAAATGCAAACAGATGATTTGATATATCCGAATACAGCATTATTAGGATTGAAGTTATTAGCTACTGACCAATTATCTGGGTCAACTCCAAATATAACTAGCTTAGTCAAAGGGGAGAAAGTTAATATTCCAAATATTAAAACTGTTGGTGGAACAGATGTCGATTGGGACGATTATTATTGGAATGACACTAACGAGAAGTGGAAGCTATTATCCGATGATACAGAACTTGCTTGGGATGGAACAACATATGTAGATGCTTATTCAGCAAATCCTGTTTGGTGTTTTAGAGATTTATTAGTAAATGATAGATATGGATTAGGACAATTTGTTAGCACAACCAATTTAGATGCTGCTCAATTATTAGAAATGGCTAA